ATACTTACCTTCTACAAAGTATCCTAAATTCTTATTCATCTTTATGCCATATATTAAGCCCGCTGAACAATCATACCATTGTTCTCCATTATTATACTTGTGGTAAGAAAACTCACTAGCATCATCATAATGATATGGCATTAAATTTCCCCAAGCATGTAGCCATCTACTTTTTGTATACTTATAATAATCAAACCCTACTACCACTGAATGTTGTATTGTATTTTTTAATTCATCTCTTTTTCTCTCTGTATAGTCTGCTAAAACCTGTGGTATAACTACTTCTTTCCAAACTTCTGAACTAGTTGCTACTACATTTCCATTAGGATCAGTATATTCATTCGCATATAAATCATAACTATATCCCTCTTCTATAGCTAAATGCGTATAATGTAAGCTACCATTATCTAGCATCCATTCATCTAAAGCATTGTATCCATAAGGTTCTGATAACCTATGTGCAAGTCCTATACTAAGAGCAAAGTTCTTATTTTTTTTAATTCTGTATTTTTCTGAGAGTTCAAAATATTCTATATCCGCAAATCCATTTTTTAAATACTCTACTTTTGCAGCAAACTCATTCATACATAATTTACCAACACAATCATCATCAGAACTATATCTAATGAAATGATGTTGATCAATATAATCTACTCCCTGTTGTCTAGAATAATCCATTTCAAATAGATACTCAAAACCTTGAACTTTACCTACAGTAGCATTATCTGACCAAGACTCTTCTGTTCCATCGTAAAATGTATTAGCCTTATTCTCATATCCAAATCTAGCTATTTTTCTAATACCAATAGTCACAGAATAGTCGTAAGGAGTCTCAATAACTGAGGTCTCTAGACCGTTATTGACAGAATAAACTTCTACGTCTGAGATAGAAGTACCTCCATTAACTGCTCCATAAACAGTAGAAAACTTTAAATGCTTCTTAAGATCAAATTTCAAATCTGATATATCTCTTAAAGTAATTTGAGCCTCAACAATAGTTGAGAGACATATAAATATAACTATTAGTTTTTTCATTAGTATGTAATTATTTTTCTTTCTACAGTCCCGTCATTATATATATAAAACAGAACTTGATTTTTAACTTCTTTTGTTTCTCTTCCTAATAAATCTGTAATTCTAACAACTTCTTTTCCTTTTGTTATTCTAGCTGTAGGCATAGGTAATCCTTCTGCACAATGGTTATATGTTAATTGACAAATAGTATCCCATTCATTATCACAACAATATTCATCTACTTCTATAACCCAAGCATAACAAGCGTCATTTAACCAATATGGTATACTATCACCAGATACGCAATAAGCGCTATATAAACAAGAAGCGCTGTCACTATAGTTAACCAGTCCTGAATAATTATAGGCTGACGGATCCATGCAGCCTGCAACCACAGCCATACACGAACCATTATCAGTATTAGCCAGCGAATCATAATTAATAGAAGTACTATCGGTACAGCCGTACATATAAGGTATACAGCTAAAATCTTCTGTAGTGGCCATGGAGTTGTAGTTAAGAGAAGAGGGATCGGTACAACCATACACATAAGGAATACAAGAATTATTGTTAACATTTGCTAAAGGGTTATAATTAAACATTGTGCTATCAATACAACCATATATAGGTAATATGCAGCTGAAATCGTCTGTATTACAACTATCACAATAATTTAAAGCTATTGGATTTGTACATCCTAACATCACTTCTATACAGGTAGTATTATCTGTATTAGCTAAAGGATCATAATTAAATGCTGAAGTATCCATACACCCATATACGTATTCTACGCAAGAACCATTGTCAGTATTAGCTAAAGGATTATAATTGAATTGAGATCCATCCATACATCCATATATATAAGATAAGCAAGATTCATCATCAGCATTAGCATTAGAAGAATAATTCCACATAGTAGAGTCTGTACATCCATATATAACTCCAATACAACTACCATCATCTATATTAGCTAAAGAGTCATAGTTTATAGCTATAGAACTCATACATCCATAAATAATAGCAATACAAGTATCTGAAGTATTAGCTAATGGCTCATAATTAAAGGCTAGTGGTTGCATACATCCTAAAATCACAGGAACACATCCACCGTTATCTATATTTGCTAATGAATTATAATTAAAGGCTAATGAATCTATACATCCCCATTCAGCATTAATATTACAACTACCATCATTAGTATCAGCTACAAATCCCTGAGTGTAGTATTCTAAGTAAGATGAATTAGTACAACCAAGAACATAAAAACAAGATGTATTTGTATTAGATGTATCTACGTAGTTAAGCGCTAAAGGATCCATACAGCCAAATATTCTATCGATACATAAGTTACCACAATAAGTGATTACAGTACGTTTTAATAATGGCTGTATAAAAGGAGGTGCTATTTCTATTATAGTCTGCCCTATAGGATTTGTTAATTTGAAACCACAATGAGCAGCTGATTGCATTGCTTGTTGTGCTATTGAAAATTTAAATGATACTGGTTCAGGTGAGTTTAAGTGTAATACATACTCTTTAAAGAAAGCTGCTGTGTCTAATGTGAAGTTCCATATACTATCTCCCTGTGTTACTTCTAAGTTTGAAGCTATCCATCCGTCTCCTACTAAATCAGTTAGTGTTAATATAAAGTCACAATCTGGTATTAAGTCCATTGTGTTAGCTAGAGCATCATAATTATACATTGTAGAATCAATACATCCAACTACTATTAAAGTTAAACACGAGCCATCGCTTGTATCGGCTCTAGGATTAAATTCCACATAAGAAGAATCCATACAACCAAATATTGGTGGACATGGATCTGATAAGATAACATGAGTGGTGTCATAGAAGAAGTTAGGGACAGTTCCGTGTACTATGGTGTCATAACACTGCACTACATAATAAGATCCATCTAAACCTCCCCAAAGAGCTCCATTTAGACCATCACCATAAGAATCATATATTGTAAATGTTAAATCCCCAATAGGTAAGCATCTTTGTTCTACTACAACTCCATAATCAGGTTGAGAATAATAGCCACTACCAGCAGCTACTATAAATCCAGCTGTATCTCTTACATCCCAAGAAGTCTCACTTTGATATTGATCTAAACTTATGATAATTGTAGTAGGAACACAGTTTTGCCCTAACAATGTTAATGGCAATAATAATAGTAGTAGTAGTTTTTTCATTTTAAAAATCGCTCATTAGTATATTATCTATTTCTTGTTGTACGTCTTGTTTTGTTGCTAGCATTTTAAAACTAAGATCTGCTTGAAACCTAGCTACCTCTATATCATCTTTAAATATAATAATAGTAGGTATAACAGCTATCTTGTGTTTCTTTTGTATCTCTGGACTAGCACTTATGTCTATATACATAATTGTTTTACAATCTTTTAAATCTTGAATCCAATCAACAGCATTAGCATTATTCCAACTAGCATTAAACTGTGCCACTGATATTTGACCTGAAGCTTTGCCACATACACACATGAAAAGTACTACAAGCATATACATACCAAAAATCTTCCATGTAACGCTAGGCTCTTCCATTATCTATTATAAAGCTTATCCTCTATTCTTTCTAGGGTTTTCTTCATCTCATCTACATCTTTTTTTGTCTCCATAATAGTAGCCCGTATCATTTGGTCTTTCATATCAAATTCCATTCTTGTGACTTCTGGATCTGGAGCAGCTGGTAATGTTTTTGCTTCTGCAATATCGGCTTGTAGCATGAACCACATACTGATAACAGTGGCCATAGCAGCTCCAATACCTGTTAATGTTTTGATGCTTACTTTAAATCCACTATCTTCAGTTAGTTCTTTAGTCATAATTATTCGGTAAATAGTGCGCCTGCCACTAATGCTTGTGCTTCAGTTTTTGTTAATACAGAATTATTTGGATAAACCATTCCAGCACCTAAATCTATTATTGCAGATAACTCACCAGTTCTTAAACTAAATTCTCCCTTTACTATAATCAAGTTACCATCTAAACTTACTCTTGGTGATCCTAGCTTTCCTTTAAAGGCTGATTCTTTCCATGTTGGGGTGTAAGCAGTTGTAGTATCTATCTGTTGTTCTATATAAGTATATGACTCTTCTACTTGTGGAGCAGTTACAGCTCTATCTCGTGCATTAGCCTTAATAATTAGTTCAGCTTTATTATCACCTGAAGAGTAGTCTATACTTGCATCATCCATATAAGCTTTAATTTCAACTACAGTATTATCTTCTGAAGGAAAGTAATCATATTTATTTACCATTCTTGTAGCTGTTCTCTCTACATCTACATATGTGTAGTTATCCCAGCCAAGTTTAGGTTGTAATACACTAGGTATCGCAGACTCGTAAGTTGTTTTCTTTAAACACGTGTATAGTTCGTAATTTGCCATTTTTTATTTTTTAATTTCTGTGACTACCTTTTGTTGCTTTATAATTTCTCGTTACTTCTGCTTGGGTTAATACGTCATCATATATTAACACGCCGTCTATTGCTCCTTCAAAAGAAGCTGTATGACCAAATCCTATAGTAAGCGGTACGCTAGCTGACTCATCCATAAAAAGCCCATCAGTTGCATTGGTAGTTGTACCACCACCAGTTACACCATCAAGATAAAGTTTTATATTACCGTCTCCATCTCCCGCATCAGTGGTTGCGACTATGTGATACCAAGTATTTAGAGAAAGTGCGCCCGTTATGGCTTCTTTTAAAGTACCATTTTTTTCTACTTGTAATTTAAGTCTTTCACTTCCATCAAACCCAACTCTCCAACCATCTGTAGCATCGTTTCTATTGATCACCCACTCACCACTACTTACATTGTTTTTCTTTACCCAACAAGATATAGAAAAAGCATTATCTTCACCAATAAATGCTAAATCATCATCAGCGGTTCCACCAGCTGTTGTAACAGGTATATCTACGTAATCGTCAGTACCAACTGTTAAATTCAAACAACTAGTATTCTTCTCTCTATTCATTATAAATCCTTGCGAATCTCTTGAGCTATCGATTCCTTGTGGGATTAATAGGGTTTCGGTTACACTTGTTGGTGTACCATCATGGGTTCCTGGGTCGTTAAGATTTACCCAAGTACTCAAGCCATTATTCCTCCAATAACCTTTTATATTAGCAGCTGCAGAGTGTGTTAAAGCATCTAGAGCTTTTCCGTCATTATATAATTCATTCACTTCTGCTTGAGATAATTCATCTGCCCATATAGACGTTTCTGTTATAGCGCCGTTAGCGTATGAAGTTGCTCTTTCGTTAGATCCAATACGAATTCCCGCTGTTTTATTTTCCATAGCAGTATAAGAACCACTACTATTATCTACATTATCTACCAATACTCCGTTTATATAAAGATTGATTCCCGCATCTGCATCGGCTTGATTGCCACTATATGTAGCTACAACATGTAACCACTCTCCTTCCCGAGAAGTAATAGCTGTATTATAAGATCTACCTTGATAGGCATCGGTACTATCATCCCAAAGCATAAAAGTAAGCGTATCACCACCCGTGGTTCTAAGTTGCCATTCTCTTTGGTCAGCACTATCTTTACAAATAACAGGAAATGTAGTTGCATCATTCATATATATCCAAGCGGATATACTCATAGCGCTATCAGTAGTGGCATTACCAAAACTAAAATCATTATGATCTGCAATCGCAACATAATCCGCTAATCCATCAAACCAAGCCAACTCATTATACGATTGCAACGCTGTTTGCGGTATATGTAATTGTTGATCTGCATCTGTCCAGCCTGAGGCTACACCTACTTCTTTAATACTAATATTATCAACGTAAAAATAATTGTTATTTACAGCAATAAATCCACCCGATCCATCAGGTTTAAAACCTAAAATTTGAATGTTTGCTATATCATCATCAGTAAACGTTACTGATATTTTAGTCCAAGTATTTGTAGCATCAGTTGTGTTTGATGCTACCGTGGTACCACTGTTGTTTTGTGCTTTTATTTCTAATCTCGACATGGTTTGAGAAGCAGGTAGATAAACAAAACAAGAAGCTTCATATGTACGTCCAGCTATAAGACCCATATCACTACCATCAACGAACCTTAAAGCTGGAAAGCTAGAACTACTATCTGCTGTTACTTTTATAGACTTACTTCCACCCGATGCTTGTTCCGTACTGTCGTCCATTGTAGCATCAGCAACACTCATTGGTTCATTACCTATTTGTATCGTTGTTGGATCTGTAACTTCACAATCTCCATTAGTAACCAACTCATCCCCATGAAATACAGTTGTTGCGTGATGTTTGTCGTTTATAGCTTTTACCGAGACGTTGTCTACGTTTAATTTTGTTGACGAGGTGCCTGCTGATAGTACTACCTCAGTATAATCCGCGTCTGCAACCCCTGTAAATTGGAAGGTGCCATTAGCACCCATCGTCTGAGTTGTGTTGTTATGAGGCATTCTAAAGTAAACAAAGCCAGAAACAAAGTCTGATATTGTGGCTGTAACTATATAACTAACCCCGCTCTTAATAGATTGGGGGGAGTTTGTTAACCTTGTGTAAACACTCGGATTATCAAACCTACCCTTCCCATTGCTAACGGTTATATTAGCGTGGTTAGTTGTCCAGCTTGATGCGCCGTCAAAATCTCCATTAGCAACCATCTCAGAGCTCAACCCACTATTAGCTCCATCTAAAATATAAGATTGTTGGCCTCTATGACCATCTTGCATTGGATACCATAGTTTAAGATTGGATTCAGTTAAAGCTGTACCACTACCGCTTATAGCTGTTTCTTCTGGATTTAAGTAATCGAATGTTACGTCTGCTTGTGTGAATGCTTTATCCCATAATTGGAAGTCAGACATCATGCCATTGTAATATGCACCGCCATCATGAGCATTATAGCCTATTTCCAAAGTGTTTGTTGAGAGGGATCCTAGGTGGTTGTTGCCGCTAGTACCAGTTTGTAAAATACCATTTATATATAATTTTATATTTGAGTCATCACAAGTGCAAACTATCCTATACCAAGTATTTATATTTATTGTCCCTGAGGCATGTACATAAGATCCATTATAAATAGTGTGTGATATTGCGCCTGAAGCACCAAGAAGCAAACCCATCCTACTAAGACCACTAACGCCACTGGGATGAATAGACCAAGCGGTGCTTCTAGGGCTGCCAGAAGAAACAACGGGAAACGCGGGGATATTTATCCACCCAGCCATAGTAACCTGCTTAGCTACAAGTACATCTGGATAATCTGTTGATACGCTTGTGCTTGCGGTTAATTTATCTCCAACCCCATCAAACTCTAGCGCACGTCCAGAATATATTTGACCGTGATTGTTGTTTGAGAAAAACTCGACTTCATGTAGTTCTATGTTGTCTATTTCTAATGTCTCGCCAGTATCGTGATTTAGCCAAAGGAATAGAACGTCTCCAGATCCAGTACCTGTATCCGTTCTTACTTGTAATATTACTTCATGATATCCAACTGTACTGATTAGAGCTGTTGTGTTTTCAAATATTCCAGTAGATGGAGAAAAACCACCTGTATTAAGAACTATACTATCGGAATTAGCAACTATTTGATATTTTAAACGCACCATTTTACCAGCCATAGAATCCGCGGCCCACAGATCAGCCGCTGTCTTAAGTGATTGGTTTTCCCCGTCGGTTGTAATCACACATTTATTACTGTCACTACCATCTATTGTGATACCTCCACCAAATGCAGTCCAATTAGCGTCAGTAGTGAAAGTTCCGTTTATAATGTAATTACCACTTATATCTTGCCGTCCGCTAGACGTATCTCTAGCTCTAGCTAATTTTGGTAACTCTATATGTTGTATTGTTGTTGCCATTATGATAAAGTTCCTGTGTTACCGTTAATTTTTTGTATTGTTATGTTATCTATTGTGACTGTGAAAGTTGCTCCTGAAGTATTTTTACCTCTTATATTAAAAGTTTCTCCATCACTACTAATAGCCGATCTAAAAAAAACTTCATAACTACCGCTTCCAGTCGCGTGGGTAATAGTGGCATAGTTACCACTATTATTAGCAAATCCCGATGAGCCAATGTAGAGCTCTCCAGAACCAGCATCGAAGGTAACATCTAAACTAACTTTATACCAAGTGCCCTGCGTTAAAGATGCAGTTGTTTCTCTTATATCTTGATTATTTGTAGTACCACTTAGTGTTGCAATTCCATTGTCTACAACCCAGTCCGCTGAGGTTGTCCAATTAGTACCAGCTGTATTAGCTGCTGTATCAACATTAAATACACCATCTACAGTTTGATCATTGGAAAGTGCCGTGCTACCACCATAATGATTATCGTAAACATATCCACTTCCACCTACATAGGTTTCAGCAGGGTTATCTAAATTCCACCATGAAACTAAATCTGTTTTCTCGCTATTAGATAAACCTGCATAATCTTTTTGCATTATTGATTTGACTTGAGGTTGGGATAGTACCTTTCCACTCCACAACCCTACGTTACATATATATCCAGAGAAATACCTTGAGCCTTGATAACTCCCTATCGTGCCAGTTCTAAGAGAAGTATCTGGAACAGAATCAGACACCGTTGTAGATTCTATAAATACACCATCCGCATATACCTTTATAATACTATCATCACCACTCACTTCCAGTGTTGCAGCTATATGTCTCCAGTTGTTTAGCGCGGTAGGGGTATCCCCGTCACCAGTATCGTCGGAGACATCCGCCCAAACAGTCACCTCTGTAGCGGTGGTCATTTCAACCATAACATCTCCAAACCTCAAAATCGCACCTCGTTGATTTGCCGTCATGTAAACCCAAGCGGTAATAGATTTATGTCCAATTATTCCAGGTCGAGATTCTAAATTTATAAAGTCATTAGTACCGTCGAAAAATGCAGCTCCAGAACTAACGGGTTGCACTGGGGCTACTCTATAGTCATGCTTTAATACTAAGCCATCAGTTACAATAGACGTACCTACCTTAGAAATACTAGTTATATTTGAGCCTAAGCCTAACATTACTCTCCTATATAAGCAATGACCATTCCTCCAGTCATATCAATTTCTGTCCATCTACCATATATAGTAATCCCAGCAGGGAATACATCATTAACATCTATAGCGTCTCCACCAGTACCTGAAATAGCAGTTGCAGCGCCTGCATCATGAGCGGCTGCATTAGTGCCAGGAAATTCAACACTGTAATGATTAGTATCAGCTACTAAACCACCAGAAGAATCTAAAGTTGTTTCTGCTAAAAATGTGATTGCTATAAATACTTTATTTGAAGGAGGTGTAATTGCTCCAGCTACAGATGTGAATATAGAGCCTATTTGACCAAAACCTTTTCTTACTAAATCATCTACGTTTGCCATTGTCTTTTATTTATTTATTATAATATTGTTGGAATTTAAATTTTTACAAATATACAAATTTTTTATCTTATTAAAGAGCTTGTTTCTTTTTTACCTTTAGGTCCTTGATAGAAAGCGTTTAACACATCTTTTCTAATTTCTGCCAAAGGAGCTATACCAGTTAAAAATGTTTTAGTAGCTTGTGATGTTCCTGACTCTCCATAAGCGCCTGTACGTTGAACTTTATCTCCTCTAACAGCTTCACTAATTACTTTTGTTGAATTTTTAAGTGTGCTATAAGAAGATGGCACTAGAGTATAATTAGCAAATCTATTCATATCTGTAGTTACAAATACATCATGAGAAAACTTCTTTAATCTCCTTAGAGTTCCTTGGTCTGATTCATCATCATCTTCCATTATAGCTATAAGACTAAGTAAAGTAACGCCTATTCCTATACCTCTAATATGATTAATGATTTCTTCTTTTCTTTGTTTGCTTGACTCATTAAATATATCCATAATATTCTTTTTTGTCATTTCACCAGCAAAATACTTTCTAAATATTCCTACTACAAATTCACCAGAAGCCCTATAACTACCAACATTAACCTCTCCAAATCTATTAATATCTTCAGCTTTAATTCTATCTTGTATTAATGTAATAAACCATTTCTTAAATTGTAATAGAGCTTTACCATAAGAGTACATAGAAAGCATACTAGCATCTAATGCAGAATACCCCTCACCATGTAGAGTGGATATCTTATGATTAATATACATAACTCTTTTGTCTGTTATAGGAGTTGTGCCAGCATACTCTTCATTTGTAAGCATTCCTAAGAAAGCCGAACCTTGTATATATCCCTCAGACGCATCCATAAACACATAAGACCATCTCTCTATTGTACCATAAAGACCTTTCTTTTCAGACAGGTGAATAAATTCATCAAAACTGTATTCTATAATTCTATGTTCTTTAAGGATAGCTTGAGATTTAAAATAATCTTTCCAATATCTCGTTTCACCTTTTATAAATTGAGCGCCTCCTCTCTTACGTAGTTCCTGGTATTTACCTGCTAGTATATTACCTACACCAACACCCATATTAAAACCAAGTAATCTTAAAGAGGTAAGCCTTACAAATCCATTTATAACTTTATCTCCTGTTTTACCAAAGATACCCTCTTGTGTTTTCTTCTCTAAGAAGCCTTCCTTCCACCACTTAGTTAAATACTGTACAGCATTCTTATTGTCTATACCTTTATTAAATCCTATAATAGAGTCTGTAAGTATAGCTAATTTACCCATACCAGCAAATCCATCTTTCTCTCCATGCATAAATAATGAGCTTCTAACAAACTCTAGTAAAGAACTATTAATATCATAAGTCATGTTCTGAGCTCTCATGCCTTGTCTTCTCTCATACTCTTGTATTAACTCAGCATCAATATCACTTACACCTTCATCGCCAATCATTCTCTTGATCATAGCTCCGTTATTAACTAAAGCATCATACTCTACATCAGAAAGCATAATATCACTACCATCATGATGTTTACCTTTAGCTTTTTGTTGCTTAGCTATCTTTCTTAATTTATCTAATTCATATATCTGTTTACCAGAAGCTAGTGTAATCTTAGAGGTTCTTCCTTTATATACTTCGTACTTCCATTCATAGAAAGTCTTTAATACTGTATCTCCATTCTTATCCGTTCCTCTTACTTTAACTCTATCATAATCATAAGAATCAATTGTAGAATCGTATAAGCTAAATAATCCACTTCTAGAAATACTCTCTAAGTCTCCCATTTGAGTTCCTGGGATTGAAGGATCTTGAACATTAAGAAGGTCAGTTGCTACTTGCTTGTAAGCTCTATAATAGTTAATCTCTTCTTCTGTGAGGCTCTTTTCTAATATCTCTTGTTCTGTAAGTAATCTAACAGTACCATTTGATACAGTAGCTATATTACCGTATATGTATTGGTATCTTGCATTGGCATCAAATCCTTTTCTAACTCTCTCTAGAACAGTAAGGCTTTTTAATTTAGATCTTACTAAAGCTTTATTAGCTCCTTCTACAATATTTTTGTATTTAGTGAATGATCTAAGGTATTGTCTATACTGTTCTTGAGCTTCGTTTATTAAATACTGTATCTCAGGTCTTTTAGATGTCATATCATTAGAACCTAACCATGCTCTGAAGTTAGATAGGTCTTCTTGTTCTACGCCATTCTCTCCTGGAACATTGTATTCGTATCCTTGTTTAGCTCCAGCTTTTCTTAACTTCTCTGATTGTAGTTTAAATGCTCTTTGTCCTATCTCCTTCTCTATAGTATAAGCAATCCCTTTAGTAGCTGAATTATCCATAGCTCTAAACTTAACAGCTATATTATAAAGAGATTCTATGTTGTATTTAGATAAAGGTTTCTTTTCTAATTTAGATTCAAACTCTCTAACTATTTTAAGTTGCTCTCTATATGATGAATACTTATTTCTTAAGATTGTATAAGTCTCAGATTCAGGTGACACTTTAGATAGATTAATTCCTTTATCAGCAGCCCAAGTATCGAATGATAATGTTCTTACTCCATCTCCTATGTAATCATTATTGTAAGAAGTCTCAGATGATATTATCTTTTTAGCTTTTTTAGTAGGATCTATAAAAGAGTTCTTTTGTTTAGCTGCTTTATCTATCTTATCTAAGACTGTAAAGTTGTTACCTTTATTTTTAAAGTTGCTTATAGCATCAGTAAATTCAGTGGATAGTCCACCTACATCATTAGGTTCTTTAGTTTGATTATCTTGTATTATTGTAGATATCTCTTTGTTTATATTATTTAAATAATCATTATCAAAGAAAGGGGTGAATGAACCAGCAGAACCAGCACCTCCAGTAAATCCAAAGCCATTGAACTCAGCCTCTAATTCAAATATAAAGTTTTTATCTTGTTCTGTTAATTCAGCAAAAGATTCTTTTATTTGTTCTATAGCTTTATAAGAAGTAAACTCTGTTATCTCGGCTCTATTAATAACTACTATATTACCATCCTTACTAGGAATAACATCTAGAACTCTATTTAAGAACTTATTTGATTTATTACGACCTTGCAGTAGTTTAAACTCTTCTATTAGTGTAGGCCTGTCTTTAATTAGATTTAAAAAGCTTATATTTTGCTTTAAGTTATCTATGATTATCTGATTAATAATTTTATTCTTAGTATCTTTATTCTCATTCAGCGTTTCTGTAGCAGTCTCATTAATAATCTTCTGCATATAAGGAGTATACCTTATATCTGTCTTTGTAGCTCTCTCTAAAACACTGTCAAATAAAGACATTGCATGCTGTACTATATTATTATTTCTACTCTTACCTAGTGAGTATGATAAATTTAACCCTCCTGATCTTTCTTTTGGATTAATCAATACAGGACCTTCTTGTATTCTTCTAATATCATCTCTTATCGTTCTTAACTCTAAAGGATTCTTCTCTATAGTCTGGTGAACAGTGAACGCTTTTGAGAATGGTCTTACTACGTCTTGATTAAATTTACTTAAACCATATAACATTAGTATGGCGTCTATCTCTGAACCTTTATGTTTTTTAGATAATTTATCTATATCTAACTCTATGCCTGATTCTATTCTGTCAGCGAGTTTCTGCCAAGCTCTTTCATTATAAGCTCCTTTTATTTCACCTGTATCTATAGCCCTATATTGTTTAGTTAATCCTTTTACCCCTTGTTTTTTTAAAAACATAACAAGCTCATTAAAGTTTACATCCTGATCTTCATTGAACATATCATTAATATCACTATCTTTAGATATATAATTCTTAGACCTACTTCTTTTAAACTCCATATATTCCTTTACTATAGGAGAGTTAAACAGAACAGATAGGTCTGTTAAAGAATATCCTAGTCTTCTAAGTAGTACATAAGGAAATACACTTTGCATATCCATTCCTAGCTTACTAGCAAATTGCCACTTAGCGTTATCTAAAGCAACATTAAGTAATTGAGCGACACCAAACCAGTTACCTACACCTCCTTCTAAACTAGAGTCATCAAAGAATCTAGAATTAGTTACAGATTTACCCCCTCTCTTAAGTGTTATATCAAATGGTAATCTTTCCTTACTGTTAGAGAGTATATTAAAGGTTCTTTGTAATGCAGCTATTATACCAACTAAGTTTTTTGCTGGTACATTATCCTCAAACATCTGTGCATCTCCCATAGGCGTTAGCTGAGACTCTTCACTGCCCTCTGGCTTACCATATATACTATCTGATTCATTAATAGCGTTCTTAGTATCTTGTACAAAGTCTATATCGGCTTTAATTTCTTTCTGTCTTTTCTCTTGACTAATTAATTGAATGTATTTATCAAAGAACTCGTTAGACCATCCTCTCCATTCTTTCTTATTTACTTCTTCTTGAGTCCACTTAAAATTCATATGTATTGAATCCCCATCTAAATCAGCACCCCAATTCTTACTAACATGTGCAGGTATAGTAATATTAGATGTAGGAGAATCTCCTATCTGATCATGGAAGTCTTTAACTACAAATGCAGAACTAGATACTTTTCCGTGAGCTGGTACTCTTGTACCTATAAATAGATCACCTACTTTAATACCTTGTTTCTTTAGGTATCCAGGAACAATAGCTTCTGAAGCAACTACATTTTCATCTCCTTTAAATAATCCTTTTTTATATGATTGTAATCCCATACCTAAACTAGCAGATTGGTAAGCGATAGAACCTTTAGTATACATCTTAGTTCCTTTATGTGTAATACGTCCTGTGGCTATAGAGTTATGCACAGCATTTACAAAAGGATATCTAGGATCTATATTATTATATATAGAATCTACAAGAACACCAAAGACATCTGCACTTACAGAAGACTTAAAAGCATCTCTCTCATTTAACACAGTTTTTTCTGTTGCTGTATCATTCATAATAAGGTCTTGATTCCTTCCAGCGTTATTAGCCTCCATTACTTTTTTTCTCAAAGCAAACATCTCGTCTACTATAACTTGCTCTTCTTTTGTTTCTATATTAGTAGCTAAATTATAGAATAACTGAGAAGGGAAGAATCTCTCACTAGTTTCTTTATCTAACTCTAATTGTATACCAAATCCTTCTCCAGATAAACCTCTATATCCGTTCTCATTTGTATATATCTCATCTTGCTTAGACATAATATGATCTATGTTTTCAGATGAAGTTATATCATATATATGCTCTTCAGTTCTAACACCATCTAAGAATAGTTTAGCAGCAGACTCTGAAGCAGCAATTACAAGATTACCAGGAGTTCCTGATTTTTCTTTAACTTGTGCTTGTCGTTTCCTAAGTACATCTCCTATATTTTTAAGGTAAGGACTTGTAGATTCTAACTTAGGAGTTAATGTATGTATAGCAAATTTTAAGTAAGTTGTCTTACCTTTTAATTTACCTTCTGTTTCTGTGTAGTGATATACAAACTTAAATACATTACCTACTTTCTGTACTTCACCATACTTAGCTCTTACAAACTTAGCTTGCTCAGGAAGTATATACCCCATTGCATCATTTTCTATAGCAGTGCCTTCATTCTCTTCTGTACCTATATTACCTTCTTCGTCTACAAAATAGTCTTTTATAATAATAGGTTCTATTGTAGTGTTTCTATCAAATACAATATGACTAGCTATTGATCCAGCAGCACGTTTGATATAGTCAACTTGATTTTTAGACTGTCTATGGTCATGAACAAATAATTGCTGAGCCATAAACTTATTAGCTATGTAAGATGTTAAGAATGCATCTAAAGCAGCATCAATATTACCTGTATTCTTTAAGTCTTGATTATTTTGGTATAATTCATTATTCTTTTTTATGTAACGCTTAAAGTCTCTTACAAGCTTTGGCATTTCTACAATCTTATTATTTTCAATAGTAAAAGGAAATATCTTGTCTCCATTTTGATACTTAGCATTATATGCAGGGTTATTCTTAACCTTAGATAATAATAGTTTTTTGCTTTTAGTGTCGTGAGCTACAATACTCTCTACATAATACCTTCTGCTTTTATCAGAGAATACAGCAATAGCTTGATCATATATAATAGTATTGTCTTTATTTTCTATACCAGTGTTATATTGAGATAAGAAGCTAAAGAAGTCTCCTGCTATAAGCTCATTAGGAGTGACGTTATTTAACTTAGATGCTCTACCTTCATACTTAACACCTTCAGCTTTAATTATTAATGCTCTCATCATACCAGAGTGAATACTAAAGTTAAATGGATTGTTATTTACCTTACCATCACTACCTGTTAGCATACCTCTAGATTTCTTATTATGTAGTATATCAGAGTATATGTTATTATTAGGATGCATAACATCATTCTTATCTATGATTGTTTCATCATTGATTATATTAGCTACATTTTTAGCTCTATTATGTAATCCATTCTCTTTATTAAATACACTTACACCGTCACCTTCTACATTATCTACCATAGATAAGTAATTCATTGCTCTAGAAGCAACAAGACCTTCAGTTAGTATAAACTTTAATTCTCCTTGCTTACCATGTACTAAACCAGCAGCTTTATATTTACCTACTTGCATAGAGAATCCTTTATCTTTAGTCATACCTATTAAAGATTGGTGCTTTAGGTTAGGCTTACCATTCTTATAATTAGTGTGGTCAAATAATACATTCCATAGGAACTGTCTTTTACCATCAAATAGTATCTCTGTCTGTAATAATGCTTGTTTGTTAATTAGAGCTCCTTTTGGATTGGTATCTAATAATACATCTAGTATTTTATGAGCAGCACTATATCTATCTCTTTTACTATTAGGATCCTTCTTGTAAAACAACTCATTATAAATGTCTGCTATTTCTTTACCTTTTGAAGCATTATCTTTAACTTCATTCATAACATCTCTAACCACACTAGCTTCTAATGTCTTGCTAGTAGTTTTATATTTCTTCCATTTTCTAGCCCCATCATATCCTATCTCTAAAGCTTGGTGAGTTAGAACCTCTATATTAATTCCTTCTATAGGTCCTTTTAATTCCATCAACTTAGCATTGGTAAGAACTTTGTCTTTAGCATATACTTTATCTAATACACTTAACATAGCCATTATTTCATTACTATCTGATTTTCTTAAAGCAGGTATGAAATTATAAGGATCATACATTGTTGTTTTAGATAGAACGTATAAGTCATATAATAACTTCTTTCTATTAATAACATTTTCAGGGTTCTTATGGTTGTATAATTCTGTTATCTTTTTAATGAAGTTAGCTGTAGTGGTTGGTAATGCAATTACTTTACTACTCTCATTATGTTTACTCATTTCATCTCCAGCTTCAGAGTCTTCAGAAATATCTTCTTTTTCTCTAAAGTCTAATCCTATCTTAGAAAGCTCTTGATCTAATACTTCGTCAGCTAATTTTAAATCTTGAGGTCTAGTTAATTGTACTATAACAGCCTTAACATATTCTCTTAATTGTTTTATGTCAGCTACTTTTAAACTAGAATCCTTTGCAATACTCTTCATTACCTTACTAGTGATTTGCGCTGGAGTTAAATTAAGTCCTATAAAGTCACCTACATAAGTTGATACTGCTGCGTATGTAGATCTTGAATCGTATGCTTTCTTATTAGCCCTCTTAATATCTCCATAGGCAGAGTTCTGTACTACAGGGACAGTTCTTTCTCCAGAATTAAAGTCCAGTAATATATGTTTAATAGAAGCTTCTAGATCTAAACTCTGTATGTTGTCTACAGATAAGTCTAATAACATTTTAGCTTCTTCTTCTGTAGCTAAATCCTTAGATTTCTTGTAAAATTCTATTAAGTCTTTCTCTAACATCTTTTGAGCCGCTGATCCTTTTACTACAGCATCTACTGTACCATAAGAGAATGCTTCTAATGTTCTTGTGAATGTTTCTTCAAGTAAGTGTTTCTGTTGATCTACTCTAACATCTGTAACTCCTTGTGCTTTTAACTGTATTCTTAAGTTATTGAATAATTCAGTACTTCTAGTGCTATCACCAGCTTGTTCTGCTAATGCAATGTTTTCAGATATACTTATTAAATCACTAGTAGAATCCATACTATTCTCTAATATGTTTCTGTATATATGACCAAGAGTTGTTTTAAACCCCTTGTAATTCATTAAAGTTAATTCAGGATACTCTTCTCTTGTTTTTTGATATAAAGAAGATTTAGGTAATAGTTTTTTAATCCTTTTCATTAATGGGGTGTCTTCCATTAAGACGTAGTAAATATGTCCTACTTCATGAATCAGATCTGTTTGAGCTACTTGATTTTCATTAATCAATACAACAGAACCTATAGCTAGAGATGTAGCTTCTTGACCAAAATCATCCATAAGTCTTCCTTGAACTGCATATCCTCTTGCTCCTGGGAATTGTTTCTGAACAATTGATCTTATTAATGCAGAAGCTCCAAGTCCTGAATCAGAGTATACTTCAAGATTACGATTTATAAATACATTATCTTGTTCTGGAATATTCTTAAAGGATTTACTAAGTAGCTTTTTAAAGTTTTCTTTAGTCTGCTTTATGTTACCTATAATTTTGTCTATAGTACGAACATCTTTCTTCTTAGCTTTTTTAGTAGCCTCTTTATTATCGTAAGATGCTTGCTCTAGTTGACCTACAACCTCTCCGTTAATAACAACATCTATCTTGCTTTCGTATAATTTACCTCCGTTTATATATTGGAAGTAAAGCTTACCCTCAACTTCTACAACATTAGCTTGTCCAGCTATAGGTTCTACTAAGCTAAGCTTAACATTTACATTTTCTTTTGTGAAATCTTCTGCACCTAAAGCTTTATAAGCAAAGAATTTGATAGTCTTACTACCAGCCTTTATCATATAACTATAGGCGTTAGCGCTTACTCCTTGAACTTTAGATATAGTAGCAGCGAAACTAGGTATTCCTTTGTCTTTTAGAGCGTCTTCAGTGTCTTTATACTGCTGACTTTTAGTAACTACTTCGGATTTATCTTTTTTTTTTACCGCTTCCTTATTAATAACTTCTCCATCTCCAGCAACAACATTTTTAATAATTTCTTCGTTAGTTAAGGTATTATCTTTGTTAAATGTTTCTGTTTGATATCTATTTTCAAATTTAGCTTCTCCAAGAAAATAAGATACTTCCCTACTCCCATCAGAAAGTTTTTTTACTGTAATAGTTACAGCTTCACCGTCATCATTTTTAGTAGTATAGGTATCTTTTTCTTTTGTTTTAGATTCTTTTTCTACAGCCTTCTCTACATCTTTATTATTGATAATCTTATCTATACCAGTGCCAATAATCTCTTTAGCTTTCTTAGCTAGTATCTTTCCAGACTCTAATGCTTGAATTAGTTTAGCTTTAGCTCCAGAAGTTATCTTACTCTTATCATAATCCTTAACTTCTTTTATAGCTTTCTTAACCTCTTCAGATGTAGCTTTTTCTTTTGTCTTACTTACTAATCCTTTAGCTCCCTCTATAGCTTTCCCTCCTAATTCCTTAGCACCTTTAATTACTTTTGATATTAAAGATGGATCCTCTACCTTATCTTTCTTAGCAGCTTCAGATTCTTTTTGAGAATATTCCGTCATCTCTTCTTTGGTAAGACCTTGTTTTTTAAACCTACTATCTCTTTGTCCAGTAGATTTAGCAATAGGAGCTTTATCAACTCTTAATGTGTATATATCTTCTATCTCTGTTTCTATAGTTACTTGCTCATCTTTTAGGACTTGCATTATAGCTTCGTGATTCGCTTTAGTTATCTCCAGTGCTTCTTTTTGTTTTTCAGGATTCTTTATATTCTCTTTGATTACTTCAGTGTCATTATTATATGAAGCCTCTTGTAGTGATTGATTCTTCCCATTTCTAGACTTTCTAGTCTCTCTAAAGAAAGCTTGTTTAGCACCTGCTTCAGTTAATAGACTATTAACAGTGTGTTTCTCATAGTTCTTTTCTGATTCTTCTATTGCTTGTATATATTCATCAGCAGTTTCTTGAGACATTTTATTATCCTTAACCATGTTATTCACATACTCTATAACTACAGAACCATCTCCACTATAATTCCAAATATTAGCAGATATTATATTATCCTGTACTTGTTGCTCCGCTACATATTGTTGGTCTGGAGTTTTAGCATTATCTAATAACTCAGCATTTATTTTCAATGCATTATGATTGTCAGTTAAAGCTTTTGATCTCTCAGCGCTAGCGTCAAAATAACCTCTAGCTCCACCCATAGAAGATCCTAATCCTACAGAAGACCAAAATATATCTCTTATTTCTGGCTTATAATTTCCATACTCATCTTTAACCCAGTCAGTCATAGCCTCATACTCTTCACCTTTAGCTTCTTGTATGTTAGCATATTTAATCCATTCTTGATATGTTTCTTGTATACCTTCAGTTACACCCTCTATACCTGCATAAGCTGCAGTTGCAGGAAGTTTAGGTAATACACCTCTTGCTGTCCATGCGGTTAATCCTTTTATACTCGCCTTAAATGGAGTTGTTTTTAATGGGTTCACTAATAACCTTCTTGCCATTGTTTTACCTATACCACCAAATAGAAGTCCATATTGAACCATATCTACCCCCATCCATTTTGCATTATCAGTCATAACACCAGCAGCATGATCAGCAGCCTCATTAGGAGTAAATAATTTATTTCCTTGTTCATCTACCTCTCCTAACATTTGGGAATAAGCTTCTCCAGAGAGATATGCACCTTCAGCTAAATTGGCTCCAGCACCACCACCAATAAACCCTCCTGTATTTCTCATGAATTTTGATGTTAGTATTCCTTTCTTACCTCCATCAACAGCTAACTTACCTAAAATGCCTGAGCCTTTAATTCCATTACCGCCCATACCTATACCCCTTCCCATAGCTCCTACAGGTACACCTATCTTTTTAACCTTATTTGCTTTAGATATTGCTTTAGCAGAGTACACTCCAAATCTACCAAGTAAAGCTCCTCCAAGTTTAGCTCCACCAGCATAAGGTATCATAAAAGATGCAGCATAAGGAACTAGTCTTGAAATCTTAGATGACCAGAACTCGCCTTTAAACATATCTTCAAATGTAACATCCTTTAATCCTTCTGAGAGAACTAATAGGTTCTCATTCTGATATTCTGTTCCTACTTTTTGAAAGTATTCACCAACAGATGTTGATGGTTCAGGATCTCCTGGTCTTGCCCATGCATTTATAAAGTCTACAGTTTCACCAGTTCCATATAATAAATCACCCCAACCTGCTTTAAGTCCTCTAGCAACTCTTGTAGCTGTAGAACCTATCATTGCGTTAGGATCCATTATCTCTTGATTAGGTGTAGATCCGTAGTTTAGTTCATCTAATTTACCATATTCATCAGAAGCTATTTGTCCTGCTGCTTGTCCTCTAGCGTATCTATCAAGCGTAACATTTTCTGCATTAGAATTTGCCATTCCTTGAACCATATTACCAAGTGTAGATGGTCCTTCTGGTTCGTTATCATACTGCTTTATAGCCTGCTCAGGCGTAGGTACTTGTACTTGCTCAGCATTACCTAAATCTTTTAGCAAGATATTAAGTCCTGATGTGTAATCATCTTCTCCCATTATGAATTTTGATATTTAGATATAGTTTTACTTAGTGATCTACTTTTTTTGTATGTTTTTTCTGGCATTATAGATTGACTATATATATCATAATTACCCTCTTTGATTGCTTTTAACATATCTGCTACCTGTGGACTACCATTTATTAATCCTTTCTTTAAAATTTGAGTTGAATAAGCCATATACTGAGAGCTGTTATTCGCCACCATATTCTCTCCTAATTTAATTGGATATTCTCTTTCTTGTATTGACTCAATATATAAGTCTGACATTAATAAAGGAATTGCTTGTTGTACCTTTCTAGATGGTACGTTAGCCATTCCTAGCCCAATAGAGAGTGATTGATCATATGCATTTACTATTTGACCTACAGCAGCCTCATTAGGAAGTTGCATTTGTTTTTGTAGTATAGCTCCGTTAGCAATCTGTCGTTTATTGTTATATGTTTTTTGAGCTACTTGTTGTTCGTAGGTAGCCATTTGATTCTTAACTTGATTTAGATTCTCTGAATCCACCGATTCATTTATTAATCCCTGAATAGTAGCATCACCCATCTCTACTTTTTTATAATAAGCATCATCATGACTAACTAAATCATCATCTATAAGCTCAGCTACCATAACATAATCAAATACAGTATTTTTATACTGGTCTCTTAATTTAGCCAGGTCTTCTTTGTTTGATACATCTGTAAGTAAGAAAGAATTTCCATCCTCTCCTTTACCTTCTAAAGCGATATGATATCCTGTTAATCTTAAATCATCTGTTTCGGATTCTTGCCATGATCCAGAACCTGTAATCCAGGTTGAGCCTATATCAGAATCTGTTATATTATGACCTCTAGAGTCATATAGTCCTTGCATGTTAACGCCTTTTACTTGACGATCTTTTTGATCATATCTAGATGATTTAGATTCGTCTCCAAAGTCTCCAGCCCAAGTTTTTGTGATTGCACTTTCTAAGTTAGGGTTATTAGCAAATATTCTACCACTACCAACTAACTGTCTTCCTTTAGAGAATATTGCTTTAGAGCCTTTATAACTCTTCATCTCAGTATTCTTATCATAACCACCTAATCTATCCCAATCTATAGCTGCTGTCCCATCAAATTGCTCTTTGAATGAACTTCCTGCATCTACTGTTCTAAAGTAATCACCACCTGTAGTAATACCTGTTTGTCCTACAGCGTCAAGAGATCTTATTATTTCTGTTGAGAATTGAGTATCTACTTCTTTTTGTCCATAAATACCTTTATCATTAAAGAATTGAGAGCTTTCATCATAGTTTAACTCTTTACTTACCCAGTTTCTAATATCTTCATGACTTAACCCCTGCATATATTCTTGTGCGTTTTCAGGATTTTGATCATTAATCATATCCTTAATAATAGCTTGATAGTTACCACCTATTACTTCATCTATATCTAATTGGTCTGCTTGAGTTAATACCTTACTAGCTTGATCTAAATAATCAGACCTTCCTCCATTAAATATAAAGTTATCAGACTTACCTTCTACAAACTCGTTATATCTAGCCCTAGCTCCTCCTGTTAAGAATTGAGAGTTTTTATTATCTAATGCTAAAGAATGATATAGTTCTAGTGAAGCTTTATTTTTTTTAGTTCTTTGAGATACGGGGTTATCTTTTAAACCAGCCTTATAATCTTCTAATAGATAATCTAAATTACCATAAAGTCTAGCGTTGTCTATACTTCCATGTTGTCTTAATACTTCTTGGATGCCATTCCATCCTGAATCACTATTATGCCAATCAGTGAAGTCATCTACATCTTTCTTCCTAGCAAAATTATTAGTAGTATATATATCAGATAAAGCTTGTTGTGTAGCAGCATTTAATTGTTGTTGTTGTTGCTTTTGCCTATCTAATGATTGAAGTTCTTGTTGCTTTTGCTGTTGCTCAAACTGCATTTTTTGCATTGCTTGTGCATCACGATTAGCTTGTATAGCCCCAGCCTCCTTCATAGGTCCAGTTAAAGCTTTAAAAAATCCGTAATCTACTCCCATATTTATTATTCGTTTGTTCCTGTTGTTCCCGTGTTATTCATCATTTTTTCTATATTACTGAAGAATTGTTTTGGACTACCCATTTGTTTGTTTAATAAAGAACTAGCACCTCCTCCTAGCCCTGCCATTACATTTGTAAATGCAGCTGATGTAAATTCTGCTGCCGCTTGTTTGTTAGCTACTTGATTAGCCATATCCTCAGCTCTTTCTTTTTCAGTTTGTTGTATGTCAAAATTTTCCTTAAACATAATTAATTTTTCGTACTTATCAGCATTTTTTCTTTGTAAATCTGCATCCTTAGCAGCGTACTCTATTAAAGCAGAAGATCTTTGAGAGTCTAATACTCCTGATTGAGCTAAGAACGTAGCTCTCTGACCACCAGAACCTCTTACAGCGTTCTCTAATCCCATTTGATAAGCACCATCCATTTCCTTTTGCATTGCTCTAGCTTCATCTGGATGAAATCCTTTCTTAGCTAATTCTCTACTTTGTCTTAAGTGTTGCATAAACATAGGAGATAGTTGAGCACTAGTATGAGGTTTGACTTCTTTCATAGCCTCCTTTAAACCTTTCTTACCCATTACATAAGATATGATAGCTCCAGGTCCACCTATAGAATCTAAAAGAGCAGCCCCACCTTGTAATAATCCTTTACCTATACCTCCTATTGATTTACTTTTTTTATCTTTTCCTTTTTCTGTGTCATCTACAGGATTTTCTAAGTAATCAGGAACTCCATTTCCATCAGCATCTACATCTCCAATACCTTCCTCTTGAGGTTCTTCTACTGGTAGAACTTCTTCATCCACCACTGTAGTTGCACTTGGATTTACTATTTCGTTTTCTATTATTTCTTGATTAGAAGGTCCTTCTTGATCTCTACCTCCTTTTACTTGAATTGGATTTTCACGGAAAATATCATTAAGCTCTCTGTTGTTTACTTGTACATCATCAGCAAGATACCCTCCATCTTTATCTACTAACTGTACTTGATCTTTTTCTTTATTCCATTTATATCTTTTTTTAAAAGCCCCTTCTCCTATGTAGAATGGTAAGTCTTTATCAAAGTTATCCATGTTTTTCTCAAGCTCATTCCAGCTATCATATGTCTGTTCGCCTTTTTCGCTTCCTCTTAAGTCTGATTCTGAAACATCTTCACCAATTGGAATCATTATCTCTTCACCGTTTGGCCCTAAAACTATTTGTTGTTGAGGTGTTGTATTTTTTTCTTTTACTACTACAGGAGGTGTTACAGGATTTACCACTACAGGAGGTGTTACAGGATTTACCACTACAGGTTCTGGTAACGGTTCTGGTAACGGTTTTAATTTCTTTTTTGGAGCAGTGGTAGGATCAACATGTTGAGTTTGTATTTCTGCTTGTGTAGCAGAATAACCCTCATCTTTATCTAGAACATTAACACCTTCGGTACTTGTAGATATTAATGGATGTCCCTTATCATTAAGCACAATTTTTCCATCATAATCTTTTACATATGATAAATCAATGTTTGAATCTTTATGTTTTGTTATTTCTCTATTAAATGTATTACGATTTTTTGGACTTAAATATTCTTTGTCTGTTCCTTTTGTACTTACACCTCCAGATACATCACGGGCAGTTTCTAATGCTTCTTGAAAATCTTCATCAGTTACAAAACCTTTTTCTTTTATAATTTTATCTAATTCTTCTTTAAAGGTCCAAGCGGACTTATTTTTTCTTTTCGCTCCACCAGTTAGTGTAGAAATTGTAGGATCTTGCGCATTACCTGTAAAGTGCTGCATAGAAGTCATAGTAGTCATAGACTCTTCCGACATTTTACCTTTATAACTTGCAATTTTAGGAGCTATTTCAGCAAGAGTATTCTTGAAAATAGCTTTTTTTTGTGCATCTGTATCTGCAATTGTTACCTTTGCTAATTTTGCATTTACTGTAGCTATTGTTGCTCCTTTTTCTGCTAATAATTCGGTTTTAGTTTTTCCAAAAACCCCTAACTTCTTCCACTCTTTAGCTTTAGCTCTAGGAATACCTAAAGCAACTAATGACTCTACAGTTTGAAATTTCAAATCAATACCGTTTGCTATTGTCATTCCAGACCCTCCACCTATAAAGTATGCTTTTACTTTATAGCCTTCCATTATAGCTATATGATCTTCGGGTTTTCTTGTAGGTTTTGGCATATTAATTATTCATATTGTTAGATTGCCACTTATTTATATTTTTTTGAGCTACCATTGATATTTCTTTATCACTCATCTTTGAATTAAATTGATCTGTTGCATGATCATAAATACCAGCCCCTTTATTAACTCTAAATGGTAGTTTACCACCAGCTGCGTATATATTACCATCACTATCTACTGGCATAGGATTATTGTTATGTGTTTCTGGTCCTGGAGTTACTTGTTTATCCCCCATTGCTCTTCTAATAGGGGCAGCAGCGGCGGCATAATTACCATTAGCCAAAGCTTCTTCCACTTGTGCTTGTTCGTTTACAATTAATTCGTTTCCTGTAAATTCAGCTACTACATTCATTTTACCTCCATCAGCATACTTATATTTCATTCCTTGTGCAGCGTAATCAATCTCTTCTTCTACATTAGGTGCTATATAAGGGTTTTCTTTATCTGATACCCAATTACCAGATTTATATGCTTGCTTATCTTTATCTCCTTTTAGTTTAACATTAGCATTAAACTTAATACCAGATGTAGGCACTGCACCTTCTTTCGTTCTTACGTTAGCTTCTCTTTTAGTTGGATCCATAGCCTCTCCTGGATTAACTTGAACTTGACCATCATCTCCGCCATCGAACATACCAGCTATTCCTTGTAGTACGTCTATCCCAGCTCCTAGTATAGGTTTCGCTAATGGTATTAATACATCGTGTCCTAATGCTTTAACACCATCCAGAGTTCCATCTATTAAATTACCAGCTGCATCTAAAGCTCCTCCGAGTACGGGATCTATAACATTATCAGTTAAAGCTCCTCCTACAGCACTAACACCATCACCTATTGCGCCTATAGGATCTCCTAAAGCATCATTTCCACCACTAATACCATCTAATATACCTCCTCCTACAGTTGAAACAACATTACCAATACCACTTAAAAAACTATTAAACAAGTTTCCATATTCTCTTAATCCAGTGTAAGGGTTAATGGTACCACTACCTCCCATTGCTTTTAACATTTCAGCTTCTTGCGGGTTTATATGAGCAAGCATAGTATCTCCTCTTCTTCCTAGATTTTGAACCTTCTTCATTTCTTTTGGAGAAAGTTTACCTCCTTCATTATATTGATATCTATTACTATAATTTCCTCCGTATTGATTATCATATCTAGAAGCATCTTGACTATGTTGATAGCTTCCTGCTTGAGCTAACATATCATCTCTATTTTCTTGCAGCTTATCTGAACGCTCCGTATATAGTCTAGTATCTTCTTCTCCTATTTCTCTGGCTACTTTTTGATTTAATTTTTTTACCTTCTTTTTCTTACTCTTATTCCTAAGGTAAGAGAATGCTGCTACAGCTAACATTACGTATGGATTTACTCCCATTGCGGCAGGAACAGCTGCGGAACCTGCAACTGCTGGAATAGCTGCAGAGGTTGCTGTTGCTGCAACTGCTGGAACGGCTGCAACTGCTGGAATGGCTGCGGTACTTCCTAAAGAAAGTGCAGTCCCTCCTGAAAGAGCACTAGTTGCTGGTAATAGTTTAGATGCTTGATGAGCTAACATCATATTTGATGTAGTATTACCCATTGCTTCTCCACGTGTATATGTGTATGGATTATTATCTGTTCCAAACACTCCTCTTACAGCCATAGCGGGCCCAAGATTAAAATTAGATGCAGCAGTGGCTCCAAAAGCATCTCCTATATAAGGACTTGCCATATTCCCCATTTTATATCCTTGCATTCCTGCAGCTCCTCTTACTAAGGTTTTATCAAAATTAGTCATACCAGAGTTCATATCATTATACATAACTCTATCATCATATATATCTGGTTGTCCGTTAGCAAAGCCTCTGTAATTACTCGTAGTATACGCTCCAGAAGACCAAGGATTAGTTCCTTGAGAAGCATAACTATTTATATTATTACCTTTATTACCAAAGCTTGACATGGTTTTATTAAGAGCACCACCATGCATATCTACCGCTTTTATAACATCTGAATATGACATAACTTTTTATTTTTTAGTATATTTTACGATACTTTGCGAGTATTGCAAAGATATTAAATTTATCTGTAGTTTGAGCACTATATTTTATTTTTGACCACGTACCTCTAGATCTACGAACGCTCTTCTCAGTTCTTAATGGTATTTTCAATACACCGTCACTATATTTAGATGCTTTTAAGCCACCCATTTCTATCCAATCAATTTCAAATACTGAGGTGTCTTCTGCAAGATCTATTCTAATTTGATCTATTCTAGAGTTATCCCATTCAGAAGTTCCACTCATATCCCACTCTACAATTACAAACTCAGTATCTATATTACTAGGCTGTACTGCTAAACCCTTTCTAGCGCTTGATTCGCCAAAAGGATTATAACTAGAAGATCCTGCAAATTGATCTTTAGGATCATATCCGCTCCAAAATAATTTACCTCCCCATCCTGATCCCGAAGTCCTTTTTACTCTCATTCTAATAAGGTTATTAAACATTCCTTGATGACCATGAAGTTGCTTGGGTAATCCTGTTTCAGCACCTGCATTAAACATATCCCTACCTGCAGGACTTCTAAAGCGACCATCACCATTATATGTTGTGGTTATAGTTGAATCGCCTACATTTATCATACTAGCTGTTGTTGGGTATGAGGACCCATCATAGAAGAACCAACCGTCCATTCCATCATTAAAGTCCCACCTTCTATTAATAACTAATTCTTCTTCATCATCAAAAATAGTATAACCATCATGTGTATCAGAATAAATAGAAAGAGCATCGTGTGTTGTGTCAGTCGTGTACTTTACACTACTAAAAGGAACGTCTGAAGGAGTCATTACTATCTGAGCATTATCAAATACCTTACTTGAAGCAGCTTCACTGTTAATCACTTTTACAATATAGCTTTCATCTGCAAGATCATTTTGTCCAGGCCTCCAATTAACAAGTCCAGTATAATTAGTAAGGTCCACAGGGGACTGCACGTTAGCATCCATTTTTACAAAGTCATCTTTCTTTCCAAAGAAATGAGTTTTCTTTTTCTTCTCGTGTGTACCCCATAACCATAATTTTAATGGATTAGATCTGTATAGTTTGTATGAGCTTGAATTACTAGATCCAAATGTACTGTAAGGACGGTGAATGTAGTCAGGATTTATTATTGTTTTTAAGCCTATCTCATTTTCTGGGCAAACTATAAATGATCCTTGACCTCCAGTTAGCCATTGAGGAGGCGCTACGCTATACTTAGATGTAAATGCATTAATACCTTCATTATATACTAAAGTTTGACTCTCTTGTATTGGCTGCCCATCTACTGAGCTACCCATTGAATGTAA